TTAATAGGTGGATTGTTACAGTATTGTAAAGAAACTGTAACATACAGACTAGTAAAAAAGACACCCTTTCGGATGTCTTAGTCATGCTAAATGCTAGCTTCCCACTTAAGAGAAACGTTGTTTGTTCCTGCCACAGGTGGGTTTTTAAAATATACGTAAATGTATGTTGCGTCTGCTGTGAAGTAGTTAATTGTAGCGGCTCCAGCATCAGCACTTATAGCTCTAACATCATACGAAGTTGGTGTACTTGGGTTAAGTTTATGCTCAAATTGTCTAGAGCTTAATGTTCCGTTTGCGCTATACGTCTCTGTTCCTGAAGTTTCTTTTGATAGCATTCTATTAGGTGTCGTGGTATTCCAATCTTTGTTCGGGACACTTGCTGAGAAACCAATTGCGATGTTATAAAGCGCTGTTCCACCTGTTACTGAGTTCATAAACTCTACGCAGTACGTAGGTTTGTTTGTCCAATCAGTAAACGAGAAGTTATCATTAACAACAGGGTTAGTATTGTTAATAATTTGAATTGCTGAATTACCGCCCTGAGCGGCTGCACTTGCATAGTGGATTTTATTATTTTTTACTTCGTTTTGATCTTGTGTATAGCCTGTTCCGTCTAGCTTAATAGCGTATTGACGGGCGTAAGTGATGTAGCTACCGTTAAATCTACTTTTTCGAGTATTACCTGTAACAAGGATAGCTGCTGTTGCATCTGTGTTCTCTACTCGGGTATTAACTACGTTCAATGCATCAGCTGAATGGAATTTGATATAACCATTTACTATTTTGTTATCTGTAAACTCTGAGTTGGAACAACCGTTAACATATACATGCATCTTTGTAGCTACATCTCTTACAAATGAGTCCACTGGGACTGCCGTAGCGTCTCCCCCTGTACATCCTGTAAAGCTTGTAGCTGTAAGACCTGTATAAGTGATTGTTTGCTCTACTCCACCAATAGACACCTTAAACGTTCCGCTATCTGGGTATCCTGTTGTTGATTTAACTTTATAGACAGTCGCATTTGCATTTTGAACATCTGTTGTTTTAGTAAATACTCCGCCTTGTCTCGTACGATTATTATTTACCTTAGTATCTACGCAGCTGTCAATCCACATATGTTCATTTGCACAGTTAGAGATTTTGTTATTCTCTACTTCAGATCGATGTACGTTGAATAGATAAATACCGTTACCTGCTCCATATGGAGGTGTACGAGGGTCAGCTACCACAGTAACACCTTTAATAGTGTTGTTTCTGACAATTGCTTGGGTACCGTGTCTTCCGTAAATTGCACAAAAAGTGCTATCAAACATACTGTTATCCTCAACATGATAAGCCTTAACAAACTTACCTGCTGCCTCTAATGGTGTACCTGTCGTTTGCATAAATACAGGAATACCGCAGTTAAAGAACTCATTACCTCTTACTGTCCCATCGTTACCTTGAGTATAGATGGCTGCTTCTGCATTTACCTCTGTACCAATGTAACAGTTCTTGAAGACGTTGTAATTAACCTGAGAGTTATTTCCCTTGTTTGTTACACCTGTACCCCAAATATTTTCAAAGTAGTTATTATTAGCCCAGATATTTGTACATCCATTTCTCCAAATAACTGCTTCTTCTCCTGAGTTGATAAAGTTGTTCTGATAAATCCTTCCATTGTTAGTTGGAACCGTAGCAACAAAAGTTTTATACCCTTGAGGGGTTGTTGTAGTGTCACCGATAGCCTCAATAGATAACATATCAGATGCAGCGTGGTTATAGTTCCCTGTAAACAAGTTTTTCGTGATATCAAAGTTCGATACACCTACAAGAGCTACAGGTGCACTATAAATTGGACGAACTTCACTTCCTGTCGTAACAGGGGAACTTAACTGTCCACCACCAATAACGCCATAGTTAGTGCAGCCAGTAAAAGATGTGCTTGTTTTCCCTGTATAAGTTACAGATTGGATACCTGCTGCTGTATAAATATAAAAGCTACCCGTATTACTATATCCTGCTGTCGAGTCTACTGTATATGTTTTTGAGTCTGCATTGTAAGTTCCTGTTACTTTAGCTGGAGTTCCAAATCCATCGTCAGAATCAATATGAAGACCTTTAATCATAAAATCTGAGCACTCTGCTAACTTGAACATATTGCCTTTATACACAGAAGCGCGTTTAACTACTGCACCTTTATGACCAATAATTGAAAAGTGGTCTTTTTTAGAGATAGTTACCACACCGTTGATTACATAGTCCCCTCTGGTAATTATAGCCGTATCCCCTTCTACGCCTAGATCATCAAAAAGACGCTGAAAGCTGGCTGTATCATCTGTTTCAGGTACTCGTTTACGGTACTTTTCATCATCGATTTTAAGCTCCCCTTTTGTAGGGATAGTCGTACCACCATCTAGTAAGGATTCTAGCGCATCTTCTAGAACTTCTAGTCTTCGAATAGGGTCAGGGAAGTTATCATACAGTCTGTCTCGGAAAAGATTTGTCATTGTCCTACCTCCAATCAAATTTTAATCTCTTTTAATATAACATCAAGCTAGCAAAAAAGACCCCGAAGGGTCTTTTATTATCCACGTACGTTAGCAGAAGTTAGGAAGTAGAATCGAGCACTTTCAGAGCTGATTTCTCCAACGCTTGTACTTTCACTGTACGTATCGATAGAGCATCCACGATATGCAACGATAACTTCTTGAGTATAGTTGTCATATAGTACAATGTCCATGATATCCATTTGTAATACTTCTTCACCTAAAGCGGCAAAGCCTAGAGACGCTAAGTTCTCTTTCTTCATACGGAATCGTTCTACAGTTACAGAACCCTCATAACGCAAGTAAACGTGCTCTTGCGGCATGATAGAACCGATCTGGTAGACCCCTGTAGTACCGAAGCTACGTTCTGCTGAGATAGACTGAGCACGAGCGATAGGTACGTTCTTAATCATAAAGTACACCGTATTAGCGGACTGTACTGTTTGGTTAGTTACAGATGCCATCTACTTTCACTCCCATTCATTTAGTAAATTAGGAGAGGTCTAGCCTCTCCTATTAATATAGCTCTTAAGCCACTAACTCATTGTCTTCATAAGTGATGTACACGTTAATGAAGTCAAGTCCTTGGCTAGGTTGTACAGTCAAGTTGATACGAGCTGTGTTACCAGAGATAACAACTTGTACGTCATCTGGGTTGTAGTCTACGATCAAGCCGTTTACTTTCTTTTGTTGGTCTAGGAAAGACTCAACACGGTTCTTGATGATAGAAGCAGATGTGCTGCGGATACGAGTACCGATGAACTCGTTATCTAGTACCTCACGTAGCTCTGTTGTTAAGAAGTCAGAAACCTCTCCAAGAGAGATACGGTTTTGTACAGGCTCAGTAGAGACGTTGTACGTTGTAGGGTCGGATACAAGACGGAAGTGAGATGACGTACGAGTACGCACAAACTCTGTCATGATTACCCCTGCATTGTTCAACTGGTCTAGCTGATCTCCTGTAAACTTCTGGTCAAGAGACTCGATATTCACTTTTTTGTAAGTGATAGGTTCACCGATTTCTAGTCCACTAGCTACCCCTGCAACTAATGCTGCATACATGAATGCTGGGAAGTTGTAAACGCGACCGTCTGCCATTCTACGAGTACCAGAGTTCCCTACCACACCCATACGAGCGTTACGAAGGTTCATCTGACGAGAGCGCATTTCGTCAAGCGTTTCACCGATTCCTCCACCAACTAGACCACGTAAGTGCATTCCGTTGTTAGAGCTGTCACGTAAGAACTGAGAAAGTTCACCGTGGATTGCAGCATCACTTGTTAGAGGCACAACGTAGTATGCATTCAAGTCTGTGATTAAGCTAAATAGGCTAGCCCAACTTGGAGGAGCTGGTTCTGTTTTAGCGCCTGCTAAACTTGTAAGTGCTACTGTTTCAGGTACTGCTTGTTTACGGTCAACCTCTACCGATACATAAGTGTCGCTAGCGATTACATCTTGTAAATCAGCACCGATAGCCTTTACAGTTACAGGAGCAGCCTTGATATCAGTAGCAGCTAGAACATCTAAGAACTCAGTCTCAATGTTTTTGTTACCACCTAGAGAGATCATTTGTGCTTTAAAATCTGGTAAGTTATTAATATCGTTTACTAGTAGGTGAACGTCTTGGTATAAACCTACACCTAGTTCGTACGTACGAACAGCTGCCATGCTTCCTGTATCAGCTCCAACGCTTAATACTAGCTGTGTAGCTAATTTAGAAGTACTATCTACTTTTACTTCAACAGTAGCTGCTGCTTCTGTACCTGTGTATTGTACAGTGAAGATATTACCGATGTTATCATACACACGCTCATAACGTTCTTTAGTGAAGTAAACTCCTAAACGTTTAGAGTCTGTTACTGCATTGTCTGATAATTCGATTTGGATTCCATTAGCATCTACACCATATAACTTAGAAGTAAATTTTAATGCTCCTTGAGTTAATGTTGCTTGTGTAGCTGCGTCTGTACGAATAGCGATGATTTTACCAGCACCAGTTACGTTAGGTGATGGGTTCCATGCCATTTCAATTGCGTCAAGTAACTCTCCGCCACGGAAAATTTCACGAGCTTGAGCAAAGTTACTAATTGTGTGTGGTACGTTAGGTTGTCCCCCAGTAGCGGAACCTAAAAGTACAAGTGGTTTTTCAGAACGCGTATTTGCAGACCCTAGTGAACTAGCATCTAAAAAGATTTCTGTTCTTGGACGCTGACGATCGTAACCGTAAGATGTTGCCATAGTCTGTCTCTTCCCTTCTATTAACTAAATTTTAGCTTATTGGCTAATGTTTAAATGTTGTTTCAGTGCTTCTAAGAATACTTTTTCATCTGTTTGGTAGTGACTACCTTGCATCTTAGCCTTAAATCCAGCTGCCTCAACACTTGTTAAACCATACAACTGAACTGCTGTTTGCAAGAAAGTGTCGATATGCACATAAGGCTTAGGCTTGTACTGCTTCTTTTCTTCCTTAGCCTTTACTGTTTTCTTTTGCTCAGCCAATGATCTCCCCTCCTTGATCTTTATACTTGATTGTTAGCATAATTTTTTCTAAAATTGCGTCACTGATAGGGGCATCAAGGCTGTAAGAAGTTGTATATGTTACAATCGACTCCCTACCGTATAGAATTTCAGGTACACTGTCCGTCCCTACTGGAATTTCCTCTATCTGACCAAACTGTAATTTCTGTAGTAAGAAGCTCGTTAGCTCTTCCGGGTTGCTTCTCATTAGGATAAGAATAGCTTTGACAATTAAGTCTAGGCATCTGACTGTATCCATATTTGTCGAAACAACTAAAACGGAGTAATGCTCTGTTGTTGTGAACCCGTGCTTTAACCCGACTTCATCTCCTGCAGAAGCAATGTAGTTAACGTTGTGCGTCTCCCCTACAAAAAGCGGGTCATAAGTGAAGTAGATTCTATTCTTATCGATGTGAACATTATCATCAATCGAGAAAGAGATTCCTTCTACATTGTTAAGTTCCGCGATTGGCTGTTCTACTTGGAAGAAGCACCGCTCCTTCTTTTCGTCTGCCTGAATGGTTACAGACTCTTTAATCATCCCGAGTTGTTTATTCTCGTATGTCCCTTCTAGGTTTCCTAGGCTGGTTTTAGATTCTGCACCTTCTCGTAGACCTATGTAGATGGCTCCTTTTTGATCTTCCTTGTCCTGAGGCATCGTGTAGGTGATTGGAATTTCCCTAGCATTTGTCCCTGTATACGCTCGAATAAAATTCTCTGCGATTGTAGGTTGTATGCCTTTCAGTATTTCCTCTATAATATAGCGGTTCGTTAAAATAATTTCTAACTTCGATTCAATTTGTTCATAAAGATATGTGTCGATACTTGGTAACAAGAAAATCTCCTCCTAACGCTGTTAATCCCAGCCGTTCTTCATCTTCCATTTCATAAGTCTGTCTACGTTTTTAACAAACGTTTTCGATGTATCATCCTCGTTTACTCTATCTCTATTAACTATCCAGCTACTAGCAGGTGATGTGTTAGACACTGTACGGTAAGCAATATACGTATGCTTACGTTTACCCGTCTTCTCTTTACTGATATTATGTGATAGAGGCTCATAGTTAAGCAGACTAGCATCTGCCTCTCGTCTCCGGTCGTATAAATAATCAGAAATAACCGTGCGCTTTGTATCTGGGTTTATATCAATAGATCGTAGCTGCTCGTACATTCTTCGAGACATACTCTTTGTTTTACGTGGAATAGGTACACGCAAGTACCATCCTCCACCTTTTTTAGGTATCTTATGAGAGCTCTTGGAGAAGAATGGTTTTAAATCAATAACGCCTAGTTTATTTAGTCGTTCTTGCGTTACCTCTAAATACTTAGGTTTTCTTTTTACCTGTGTATCCTTGGGATTCTGTTGCTTAATCGCTTTCATACCTTCGTCCAGCGTACCTTGAACTAAAGCATCTCCGACATTCTGCATTGCTTGTTTTGTGCCTTGCTTACTCTTGAATAGCTTAGGGCGTTTTGATTTTCTTCTTCTACCCATTAGTTACTGCCACCTCTAAAGAAGCCGTTAAGACCGTCTGTGGAAGGTTTTCTCTTAGCGTCTACCATTTCCCCTAGCTCTGTATTGTTAACCCCTATTTCGAACGCCTCCTTGTCGATAAAGAGGTCTTCACGTTTTAGTAAAAGTTTTTGAGGAGTTCTCACTAGTTGGTTAGCTGAGTTAGGTGCATATCGATGTTCTTTGAGTAAGTCGGCAACCATATAACGTAGCGTTGTCAGAATGTTTATAGAGACCATTTTCCCCTTCAAGGATGGCTTAGGGAAAAACAGGTTATTTTTTAAGTCTACAGTATAGTCCACACCTTCAGTTAACTCTGAGTCTACAGAGGTAGCGTATTCAATTGCGTGTACGTCATAAATCATATGGAACCCATTCTGAATACGTCTGTCAGATACATCAAAAATGAAGGATTGAGAAACTAGGGCTGAAGGAATCGTAATACGATCTCGGAAGGCTACACGGAGCTCTCTGTCTGCAGGAGTACCAATAGCGGTACCTGCATCCATTAAACCAAGATCACCATTAAACGTTCCTTTATCCTGAGACTGAACGATAATCTTTTTAGATTGAGCAGGGAGATAAGCAACCCCTCGACCATGACATCTAGGGCATGATTGGTTAGGTTGCTTAGTCTCTTTACTTCTGCACGGACATAGATAGGACTTCTCCCAAAGGGTAACAATACCCATAGAGTCCGTCATTACATCGAGCATATCCGTACGTAAACCTGCAGTAGAAATAGTATTGAGTATGGACGGTTTGTCTGCCATGAGTTACCCCTCCTTAGATTAGTCCTACGTTTGTTCCGTAGTAAGATTTTAGTCCTTTGTACAATCCTGCAATATCTTCGTTGAGCTGTACGATATCCGCACTGGCTCCACCATACATAGCAGATTGAGTTGTATCGATACTTTGAGATACACCGTCAATAGACATAGACATGTTAGCAATCCCGGCACCGATGATTAAGCGTCCCCACTGTTCGAAGACTTCTTTAAGTGCCATTTTAATAATAAGCTGCCATAAGTCTGGGTGCATTTCATTGGGCATTGTAACCCCTCTACGCTTCGGTGGAAGCATTCCAGCTACATACTCTATGTGCATCATTTGTGGAGCAAAGTTGTTCCCTACAGTGCTGTTAATGCCTGTCATCATTGGTAGAGATGGGTACACCTGAGCTAGAGACATTCCGTTACTTCCACCAGTAAGCATTGTACTAGGGAGCATTTGAATGTGTCCCGGGAGGTTGTATACCTTCCACCAGCTACTTGGGTAAGCGTACAAGGAATTACCACCATACTCAATGCGTACAGACTCTACCTGAAGGATTGGCTTATGGAACGCATGAATGAATGCAAAGTTACTAAAGTCTCCTGAATAGAAGTCATGGTGCTCCTGAAGTAACCTAGGCAAGATAACAATGTCTAGCATTTTCTCTGCCTGAGCAACAGCTGCTTCGATCTTTGCTTGATAAAATGAATCTGGAAGATGTTCTCCTGTACGAGGGTCAGTAACAGGGATACCAAAGTGGTTGCTCTTTACAGCGTCAATGGTAAACCCGTAATCTTCCAGTCTATAATTGTTTACATCCTCTAAATTTAGAGCTTGTGGGTTGTTGTGGCTGTAAGGGTTACCGAAACTGTTTGACATGGATTATCCCCTACCTTCCCTTATTTTTTAGCAGTGCTAGACTTTTTAGCAGGTGCTTTCTTTTCTGCTTTCGGTTCTTCTTTTGCTGCTTCTTTCTTAGGAGCTGCTTTTTCCTCTTTAATTGAGAATCCCGGAAGCTTTGCCAACTTCTGCTCTTGGTCAGCCTTTAAATCTTTAGACTCACCTTGCTCATTAAACGTAATATCACCAAACTCTGTAGCTACCTTTTGACCAGCTAAACTTTCATTAATTAACATGTAAATCTCTCCTCTTTTCGTATTTTAGTAAAGTTAAATAAAAAGGGAGCAGAATATACTCCTGCTCCCTATTTACTTGTTATTCAATTATTTAGATCACTTGTATCAATTACTGATTAGTGATTGTAACATCTGCTGCTAGAGCTGGGATGTACTTAACGTTCTTGATACGAACCCATTTCTTAGGAGCGTATAGCGCTAGAGCACCATACCATAATACAGTGAATGTTACAGTCGCATTCATTTGAGCAAGTGGTAAACGCATCATTGGAAGTAACTCAAGTAATGAGATTACTTGTGGAGTTAATTCACCTACGAATACGTCAGTAGTCTCAGGGATGACTGCATTTGTATCAGTGAACACAATTTGTCGGCTGTCGTTAGCTTGAGAAACTGGGATACGAGCAATTAAGAAGTAATGCCCTGTTTCTTGACCTAGACGGTATACAGACACGAATTGTGGTTGTGCTTGATACATTGGTTGTAACTGGATAGTCAATTCTACAGCGTCTGTAGCGTTAGCAACTACTGCTGTAACTGCATCAGAAGGTACAGACTCAGCTTCATCACTATAAACTACAACTTTGTAAGATTGAGTAGTTAAATCTTCTGGACGGAATTGTCCTTTAGCTGCAGTCTTAACTGCTGCTGTAACACCTTGTACTGGTAATGGAGCGTTTTGTTGTGGTAACATACCTTCAACTAATACGTTATCATTTTCCATGATCGTTGAACCGTGTAGGTTGATAGGACCACGAGCTGACAAGAATTGGTTGATAGCGAAACCAGTAGAGAATCCGCCTTGGCTAGATGGTTGGATAATACGTTGACGGTCTAGTAAGCTGTTAGTGAAATCAGCTTGTACACCGATAGGCATAAATGCATCCGTTGCTTTTCCGTAACCTTTACCAACTACTACTGCAGCTTTGTTAAGATCAGCTTCTGTAAGTGTACGTCCGCGTAAATCCATAACGTTTGTCTTTTGGTCAATTAATTTGTGTAAACCATCAAATTCGATACCAGCTTGACCATCAGCATCTGCTGATAAACCTGCATCTCCGTAGAAAATTGCCCACTCGATAGATTTAGCAATTACAGAGATTGCATCTTCTGTCAAGATAGACATAGGGTCAGCGATGTTGTTTACAAGACCTGAAGCGATAGATTGTTGCTTTGTATCACTTAAGAATTTCATAGATACAGTCTTTTGACGGATGTTAGGGTCATTGATAGAAGCTACCCCTACCTCACGTACGAAACGGCTGTGACCTGTACGACCATGTTGGTTGAATACAGCGTATTTAACTACTGTGCTATTTACTTGTTGCTTAGCGATCGCTGGATAGATAGAGAAGTCACTGTTATCGAAAGCTAACATTTTAACTTCGTCATCTAGGAACTCTCGTCTTAAAGCGGCTGCATCAGTTTGTGTTTCTGGTGTAATACCAAATCCAGTTGTGAATGTTTTCGAGATTACTTCATTTAAAGCATCTTCCGCTTTATTAGGAAGTTGACGTTCTACTTTTTGTTGTTCTCCCATTTTTATATCTTCCCTTCTTATTAGGTTTATTATTAAATTAAGTTAATGCCATAGTCATAGTTACAGAGGGATTAGGAGGAAGGAACCCCTCTGTAATGCTCATTGCTGAGCTCCATGACACTAATATAGCACTTGGTACTTATTTTTTAGAAGATTCTACGATTTCTTTAAATAATTTTACATCTGCCTCTGTAGCCGCATTACGTTTAACACGTTGTACAGCATATTTGAACTCATTTTGCTGCCCACGGTTAATGTTGCTAGCATTCTGAGTGTAGTAATCTACTACTGTGCTAACATGGTCACGAGGGTTAAATTCAGGCTCTTTCTCAGGTTGTTCCGGCTCTTCCTCTTTTTCAGGAGTTTCTTCTGGAACAGCTACACCGTCTGCAGATTTCTGAACGTACTCAACAGCTTTACCTTCAGGAACTTCTTCCTCTACTTTTACACTCTTTTCAATGTCTTCAGCGACTAAAGGCTCATCTGGAGATTTCTGCTCGTCCTTTTCTTCCTTGTCTTCTTCTTTCTCTTCCTTATCCTCTTTAGCTTCCTCTTCAGACTTAGCTAACTTTTCTTGTTGGAAAGCTTCTAAGAAAGCTGAGAAAGATTTTTCAAGAGCGTCTAAGCGACCATTAACTGATTGATTAGATTTTGTTAGCTCTTCGAAGGCTTTAACAATTAGATCAGGTGAGATATCGTCAGAATCTTCTGACTTCTCTACTTTCTCGTCATCCTCTTTTTTCTTGTCTTTCTTCTTAGCTGATTTTTTGTCTTTATCATTTTTACCTTCGTCAGTATCCTTGTCTTCGTCACCTTTAGACTTTTCAACTTCCTCAGGTTCTTCTTCAGACTCAGCTGCTTCTGGCTCTTCTTCTTTCTTAGCTTCAGGCTCTTTCTCTCCTTCTGCTTCTGTTTCTTCTTCAGGCTTTACTTCTGGCTCAGCTTCCTCCTTCTTCTCAGGTTCCTTTTCAGGCTCCTCTTTAGCAGGTTCGATAAACTCAGCACCTTGTAATGCCTCTGACTTTTCAAGCTCTTCTTCTTTGTTTAACTTTTCGATATCTTCAGTTAATTTTTGAAATGAAAGTTTGTTTCCCATTAATCTTGCTCCTTCCCATTTTTGATAGAATTAATCCACTTGTCGATTCTAGCGACAGCTTCATCTCTTGAATATCCTTTTGATAGCTGTAGGAACATTACCATACTCTCTGGGGATGTTTTTTCCATTGTGTCTAGGTAACTGCCTACTTCTTTCCAAACATTTTCAAAATTATCAGGATTTCCGATATGTTTATATGCATAAGATAGATTGTGTAAGCTACGCGCAAAAGACTCTGTACGCAACGCTCCTGCATCTACCTGAGTATCTGGAGAAATTCCATGACCTGTTAGGAAACTTTTCATGAAAGATTCCCATGTCGCATTAGGGTTAGCTGGATTAGTTGTTACAGCTACATTTGTGATGTAGGTGCTTTTGATAATTCGAGGGTCTGCTTTATCTCGTGCCTTAGCATAACCTTCGATAGAGAATCCTAGTTTTCGATCTACGCCAGACTTTGCAATGTTATTAGCCAAGTCCCACATGATCTTTGCATAGGGGTTGCTCTTATATAACTTAGCCTCTACGAACAATCCTACATTAGGGTCAACATAGCTCTCTTTTGTAGGGGCACCAATGATAAACTCGTTTCCTTGTTTATGCTCATAATTTAGGTAGCCATGTTCGATAAAGTGAGAGATATCGATACCACTAGGGTCTACAATATCTTCCTGTAAATCTAAGTCAGGTGTAGTAGCATACCCACGCAGGTACCAAGATTTTTCTGAGCTATTCTCATTACTCTTCTGAATAGACTCCTCTATGTTAATAGGGACAAATACATCGATCTTGCCATCTAAAGTACTCAGGGTGTCTCCCTCCCTTCTATTATATCATGCTTCTGTGATACACCATTGTTTATAGTCCTATTGCTTCCTATAATATAACAGAAGCACTACTTAGTAGGGTAAACGAACCGAGAGATTAAACCTCCCAGTCGTTTACTGCACCCCCATCATCTTTCTTTCCGCCTTGAGGAGTAGAGTTAGTGTTGTTACTACCTTTCAGCTGACCGTCCTTGCCTACTTGCTTGTTATGAGTACCCTTACCGTTTACATTATCCAAGTCCCCGTTATAGCCTGTCTGCTGGGCTACGAATTGGTGCATGTCCATTTGTTGCTGTATCTTCATCTGCTCTTCTTGCATTAACTGACCAAGACGCTGTACGTGGACACCTGAAAGGATAACGTCTCCACCTTCTACCGGAGGCTTACCTAACTCAGCACGGATATCATTAATTGTGTGAGAGATTTCAGCTTTAGCTTTAAGAATGTTAATAATCTCAAGTTCTGTCTTGCTGTCTCCACCAACAAAGTTAAATACGTACTTATCTCCAAACTGGGAAATAATGTATTTGTTAATAGCATCTTCAATAAACTTCAATAGAGGCTCTAACCCTTTGTCCTTAGAGTTACGATACTTCTCTGTTGAGCTACTTTCGTTCAGTGTGTTCCCTGAGTTACCTGTAGCTCCTCCGCGGTTAGGGAAGTTAATCTCTGCGGGGTCAATAGAGAAGATCGAACAGATTACGTTGATTAAGTAGTTCAACCACTTTTCAAACTCCATGTCCTTAGAGCTTTGTGTCATATTTACGAACTTAACGTCTTCAGCTGTGATAACTGGAATTTTCCATGCACCGGATAAACCACTGAACATACTCGTCCACTCACGTCTGAATGCAGAAAGAGCTTGGTTCGATTGTTCTTGTCCTGTTTTAATATGAAGTAATCCACGAGTCGTCCCACCTTGAGCAAAGAAACGAGCGTTAAATACCTCTGTGTTTTCATGGTACTGTAAGTGGTTTAACGCAATCTCTAACTCTGGGTATCCGTATCGACCTACAGTAATATCTGTTCTAGGGTTGTGACACTCCCATGCCATCTCTTTAGCTTTGAACGAGGCTACCTTTTGCTGGTCAATAATCTGTACGTAGCGATCTGCATTTTTCCCTTTAGGCTCATGACCCTTTTCATCTACAGCTACATATATCGTAGAAGCATCTACAGCCTTGAATCGGTTTAGCTCTCCGTTAGAGTCATAAATTAATTCAAAGTTGATCTTGTCATATGTTAATCGGTCACGTACAAGCTTCTTAACAAAAGAAGTAAAGTTATCCTTTGTGTAGTCATCTTTGTCTTTTCCTGTATTCTCTAGGAAACTCTCAATACGGCTAATGTTAGCTTTATCATGACTGCTTAACTCTTGTAATGAATCTTTTAATCTAACTTCGTACCCTACTCCTTTTTCACTATAACGAGCTGGGGAGCAGAACATAGATACTTGGTTAATACGGGTATTAATAATTGCGTTTAAAATAATGTTTTTACGAGCCCAAATCTTTAACGTGTTGAGCAAGTTATTTGTCCCAGATACTGAAGGAGCTTCCTTAAAGTCGGGATTAACTGAAAAGGAACCGATAAGAGGTTCTTCGTATGCTTTAGCTCTTCCCGGACTACTGCGCTTCCTACTCTTTTGGATTGCTTCATCTTCTAGTTGACGGATTGCCACAGAAACACGTTCATCGATTGGCATAATGGTATCCTGTTTTTCTTGCTTTCCAAATGGTATCCAGTCTAATACACCCATTACCTATCACATCCATTCTATTCTAATTTCTCTATTGCGATCTGATAACTCTCTCTCCCTATTGTGTACGTTCTTAATTCTGAAGAATCTGAATAGTTAAAAGCCTTACGACTCTTTAACACATTATCGTAACTGTCCGTTACTGGCAGACCTTCTCTATTAATCAATAGGATACTTTCATCGGCTAGTATGTCCACGATAAGGCGCTTGTCCCCTTCTACGATGGAGTACACAAATACACTGTCTCCTCCAATAGATCGGTAGTAGGAGATGACTTCTAGCCAGTTCAGATGTCCTACAGCTCTCTTTGCTTCTAACCATTTTCTATCTTTACTGTAAGATGTCATAGCTGCCTCCTCACTTATGTATAATATACAAAATGTTTTCTACTATAATTATACCATACTAGCACTGTAAGGAAGCTGTATCGCACGTCTACCCTATAATATAGAACAAAGCATAAAAAAAAAGCCCGCAGGGACAGGAGCCTGCAGGCTAAAAATAAAAACAAAGGGGGAAATGCTCCCGGTAGGATTCGAACCTACACTTAACGTGGCTTAAACACGATGTCTCTGCCGATTGGACTACAGGAGCGTAATATTATTGGAGCATCTGACAGGATT